CACTAAAAGACGCCAGTGACATGCTCATGGCGAACAGGGTCAAGGACTTTACGCAACACTGGTGGAATGCGAAGGTCTACAGACCCGACGGTATCGTAGCGGGTACTGACACATGGGACAAGCTGGTAGAAAAGAGAAACGTAAAGTCAATACCTTATCCTTGGGAGGGGCTTAATCACATTACAAGAGGTCACAGGCCCTATGAACTCGTTACGATCACAAGCGGCAGTGGTATGGGAAAGTCCCAATTTATCAGAGAAATCGAGTATGATCTTCTACGCCGATGCGAAGGCAATATTGGAGTCTTGGCGCTTGAGGAAGATTTGGCCCGAACAACGCTTGGTATCATGTCGGTGGCGGCAAACAGGCCGTTACACTTGGAAGAGGACACGCCAGTGGACCAGCTTCGACCGTTTTGGGAGAGCACACTGGGAACAGGACGTTACTACCTATTTGACCATTGGGGGTCAACGTCGGCTGATAACCTCCTCTCCCGTGTTCGCTACATGGCAAAAGCACTTGACTGCAGGTACGTCATACTGGACCACCTGTCCATCGTCGTCAGTTCCCAAGAGTCCGGAGACGAAAGGAAAGCCATTGACGAGATCATGACCAAGTTGAGGACTCTGGTGGCGGAGACAGGCATTTGTCTGTTCCTCGTGTCACACCTCAGGCGATCCCAAGGTAAGGCACACGAGGACGGTGCTCAGATATCCTTAGGTGAGCTGCGTGGTTCACAGGCCATTGCACAGTTGTCCGACATTGTCATAGGCATGGAAAGGGACCAGCAGCATGAAAACCCAGATGTACGTAACACAACCACAGTCAGAGTCCTGAAGAACCGTTACACTGGTGATACAGGGCCTGCCTGCTGGTTAGCCTACGACAGAAACACTGGGCGTCTCACTGAAGTCCCTAATCCACACATTGGGAGTGACTTTTGATCTACCTTGACTTGGAAGCTAACGGTCTGACTCCTGACACCATCTGGTGTGTTGTGACTAGGGAAAACGGAGAAACTGAGGTACATCTGGACCAAAGGTCCCTCAGAAAGGCTCTAGAAGGCTCTGTGAGCGTTTGTGGACACAACCTGATAGGCTACGACCTTCCAGTGTTAAAACGTCTCTGGGGCGTTTCTGTGGCTCCTGAGCGCATAGTGGACACGCTTGTGTTGTCACGTTTGTTCGACCCAAGCAGACAGGGTGGACACTCTTTGAGGTCATGGGGTGAAACCCTAGGCTTCCCCAAGGGTGACCACAATGACTGGTCTAGGTTGTCACAAGAGATGATCGACTACTGCATACAGGACGTAGCAGTCACAGAAGCAGTGCACAAAAGACTGACCATAGACATGGCAGAGTTTGACTCAAAGTCAATCGAGTTGGAACACCAAGTGCAGTACGCTGTACAACAACAGGAACGCAACGGTTGGCTCTTGGACCAGCAACTGTCGCACGAACTACTAGCAACATTTAAGGAGAGGATGAATGAAATTGAAGAGGAATTACAGGAGAAGTTTCCTCCGGTTGTACATGAACGCTATTCGGAGAAAACCGGTAAGCGTCTTAAGGATCGAGTTGAAGTGTTTAATGTCGGGTCTCGTCAGCAGATTGCGCGTAGGTTATCGACGCTTGGTGTGGTCTTCGATAAGGTTACGGAGAAAGGGAATCCCATCGTTGATGAGGCTGTACTAGACACCATCGACCTGCCAGAAGCCCGATCCGTAAGTGAGTACTTGATGCTACAAAAGCGATACGCACAGGTACACTCATGGTTAGAGCATGTGCAGGACGACGGAAGAGTTCATGGTCGTGTCATTAGCAACGGCGCAGTCACTGGACGTATGACCCACCAGAGTCCCAACATGGCGCAAGTCCCAGCAAGCCACAGCCCCTATGGGCACGAGTGTCGCTCCTGCTGGACTGTGCCCGAAGGGAAGAAGTTAGTAGGTTTCGACGCTAGTGGCCTTGAGCTGCGGATGTTGGCACATTACATGGACGATAAGGAGTTTACGAATGTCCTCCTCACCGAAGACGTACACACAAGAAACCAAATGGCTGCAGGGCTTGAAACAAGACCTCAAGCTAAAACTTTCATCTACGCTTTCCTCTACGGAGCAGGAGACGCAAAGATCGGAACTATCGTTGGTGGAAGCGCAAAGGACGGCGCAGAACTTAAGCGACGATTTCTATCAAATACACCTGCTCTTGAAAGTTTACGAGAACGTGTTACTAGAGCTTCTGGGAGAGGCTATCTCACAGGACTTGATGGACGAAGGCTTAGAGTTCGATCTGAACATGCTGCATTGAATACGTTGTTGCAGGCTGCTGGGGCTATCGTTATGAAGAAGGCCCTAGTTATACTGGACGACTACGCACAGCAGTGGAAGCTAGACTACAAACTAATAGGAAACATACATGATGAAGTACAATCGGAGGTGGCTGCAGACCAAGCAGAGAAGTACGGCTGGCTCGCAGTGGAGTGCCTCAAGGCGGCAGGTTTGGAATACAACCTCAGATGCCCTCTTGACGGAGAATACAAAGTCGGAGCAACATGGGCAGAAACCCACTGAGGTAATCGTATGAACTATAAAAGAGGTGAAGGCAAGTACTACAAGGACAACCCCGAAGCAGTTTGGAAACGGGACCAGACAAAGATGTGGGTAAACGGTAAGTACATACCGAAGTCACATCCGTTGCATAAACCCGGACGTTACAAGAACTTTGAAGACGCTGCCTTTAGTAGCTTAGCAAAGTACGAAACCAGTGTGGAAGGTCAGGTGTACGTAATTGTCAACCCTAACTTCTCTGAGTGGGTAAAGGTAGGTATGGCAGTTGATTCCGAAGACCGACTGAACGGATATCAGACTTCTTCTCCTTTCCGCGACTACGCTCTAGTTTCTTCATGGGACGTGAACGACCGTAGAGCAGCAGAGACAGAAGCACACATCGAACTACAAAAGCTGTACGAAAGACGCAGCGAGTGGTTTAAATGCACACCAGAGCAGGCTCAAGGGGTTGTTTCTGGGATAGCGAGGAACTACCAATGAAAAGTGTCTACACATTAGTCTCCGACATCTATCAATTGATGGAGACGAAAGAAGTAGCAGAAGGCGTAGATCTGGAGTCTGCTATTGATCTCTTCGGAGAAAACGTCAAGGAACTCATGCGTAACGAGTTTGGTGGACGTAAGCGGGACGGACGTAAGCTACGTATGTCCAACATTGGGCGTGAGGACCGCTACTTGTGGAACGTCTACAACGACGTAGAAACGTCCGACGAAATACAGGGCCATACCTACGTCAAGTTCCTCTACGGTCATCTCATTGAAGAGATGCTGTTATTCCTAACGAGGGCCGCAGGCCACGAGGTTACAGATGAACAGAAAAAATGTGAAGTTAACGGTATTAGTGGGTCTATGGACTGCAAGATCAACGGCATTGTCACTGATGTTAAAAGCGTGTCAACTTATGGGTTTAGAAAGTTCAAAGATGGCAGTCTCGCTTATGATGATCCGTTTGGCTACGTTGCTCAAATTAAGGGCTATGCAGCGTCAGAAGGCGAAACTCGATATGGCTGGTTAGCGATGGACAAGCAGAATGGTCACCTGACGTACCTCATGTATGACGAGAACGACACTCAGGCCCCTGTGTACGACCTGATTAAGTTTGACATATCGGAGCGTATTGACCATGTAAAAAAGCTAGTGGAGCGTCCAACCCCGCCAGACGTATGCTACGGCACTATCGACGATGGAAAGAGTGGGAACCAGAAACTCGCCGTCGGATGCTCCTACTGTTCCTACAAAAAGGTATGTTGGCCTTCCGTTCGCGCCTTCGCCTACTCCTCAGGTCCAAGATATTTAACGGAGGTTATCAATGAGCCGAAGGTCCCAGAAATCAACATTTAGAAGCACGTTTGAAGAAGATGTCAGCAAGATACTGAAGGAGTTTGACTATGAACCGTTCACAGTTCCATACACTATTGAGCGTACTTATCGTCCTGACTTTGTTCACAGTGCTTCTGGTGTTCTTGTCGAGTGCAAAGGGTACTTCAGGGACGGAGATACCAAGAAGTACACCAGCGTCAGAGACAGTTTGCCAGAAGGACAGACACTGGTCTTCGTACTAATGCAGCCCAACAAGAAAATACGAAAAGGTGCCAAAATGACAATGTCACAATGGTGTGACAAAGAGAACATTTTATGGTATACTATAGAGACACTACAGGAGTTGATCGACCATGTCACTAACACTAGAGGAAATTAAGGAACGCCTCTTAAAAAACCTAGACCCAGACGACCTGCTGGAGGCCCTCCAGATAACCTCAGAAGAGATGCTGGACAGGTTTGAAGACAAACTAATCAACAGACTAGATGTGTTTGAAGAGGAGCTAGAGGATGAAAAGAATGAGTATTGATGATGCGACTCCTGCAGAGTGGGACGGTATTTCTGTACTGACGAAGAAGTCGAAGCAGGTAGACCCTGTGGAGCAACCTGACCACTACAATAAAGGAGCTATCGAAGCCATCGAAGCAATCAAAGCGTCCATGCCTGAACATGAGTTCAAAGGTTATCTCAAGGGTAACGCACTAAAGTACCTCTGGCGCTATGACTACAAAGGCAAACCAGTTGAGGACTTACGTAAATGCCGTTGGTACATCGACAGGCTAATCAAAGAACTCAATGATTAGTCCTTGTGTACAGCAATGTAAACTAGTAGACAACCAGTGTACAGGCTGCGGCAGGACAAGAGAAGAGATCACCAACTGGACAACATATACAGACGAACATAGGAGTAACATAATTGGACGCATATCAACAGTATATACACAAAAGCAGGTACGCACGTTACCTACCAGAGGAACAACGTCGTGAGACTTGGGAAGAAACAATAGACCGTTACCTAAACTTCTGGATAGAGAAGCAAAAGATAACACTGGAAGAAGCTAACGACATGTTCAAGGACATTCATGACTTGGACGTAATGCCTAGCATGAGAGCACTAATGACGGCAGGAGAAGCCCTTGACCGTGACAATGTAGCCGGGTTTAACTGCTCCTACTTACCTATAGACCACCCTAAGGCGTTTGACGAGATGATGTACGTCCTTATGTGTGGCACAGGCGTGGGCTTCAGTGTTGAACGACAGTACATATCTAAACTACCAGAAGTAGCGGAGGACTTCCATGCCACAGATACCGTTATACACGTCGCTGACAGCAAAATTGGGTGGGCTAAGGCATATAGAGAACTTGTCAGCTTGCTCTATTCAGGTCAAATTCCAAAGTGGGACGTGTCTAGAGTACGACCTGCAGGGGCAACCCTTAAAACTTTCGGAGGTAGAGCGTCTGGTGCGGAACCTCTTGTTGACCTCTTTAAATTTACCACAGAGGTCTTTAGGGAGGCTGCTGGACGTAAGCTTTCCTCCATCGAGTGTCACGATATCTGCTGTAAGATTGCACAAATCGTTGTCGTCGGGGGAGTTAGGCGAAGTGCTCTCATCAGTCTCAGTAATCTTACCGACGATAGAATACGACGATGCAAGTCAGGACAGTGGTGGCAAGATAATCCTCAACGAGGACTGGCCAACAACAGCGCATGTTATACAGAGAAGCCAGATTTCGAGGCCTTTTTAAATGAGTGGAAAAGTTTATACGAGTCCCGCTCCGGAGAACGAGGTATGTTCTCTAGAGTCGCGAGTCAAAAGCAAGCTGCAAAGAACGAGCGACGAGATGCTACCTATGATTTTGGAACTAATCCATGTAGCGAGATTATCCTCAGACCATACCAATTCTGTAATCTATCAGAAGTTGTTGTCAGGTCAGCCGACAGTTTGTCAGACCTCAAACGAAAAGTACGTATTGCGTCTATCCTTGGAACTTTACAGGCTACCTTGACAGACTTTCGTTACTTACGAAAAGTGTGGCAGAAGAATACAGAAGAAGAAGCACTGCTTGGTGTTTCACTAACGGGCATCATGGATCACCCTGTGTTGTCAGGACGAGGAGATAAGGATGAACTACGAGAGTGGTTGGGAGCGCTTAAGGGAGAGTGTATTTCTACTAATGCTGTTTGGGCTGATAGGCTTGGCATCAATCGTAGCGCTGCTATTACTGCTGTTAAGCCCTCTGGTACTGTTAGTCAGCTTGTTGATAGCGCTTCCGGCATACATCCGCGCTACTCTGACCAGTACATCCGACGAGTCAGAGCGGACGCAAGAGACCCACTCTGTCAAGTCCTAGAAGCGGCAGGAGTGCCTGTAGAGGACGACGTAATGTCGCCCACTACTAAGGTATTCTCCTTCCCTATAAAATCCCCTGACGGGGCTGTGGTGGCCTCTGAGATGGGTGCAATGGAACAACTTGAGCTATGGGAGATTTATCAGGACTACTGGTGTGAGCATAAGCCGTCTATGACATGCTACTACCGTGACGATGAATTTCTTGAGGTAGGCCAGTGGTTGTACAACAAGTTCGACAAGATAAGCGGAGTATCGTTCCTCCCTTATTCCGAACATACGTACCAACAGGCCCCTTACGAACCCATAGACTTAGAGACCTATGAGAAGCTGAAGAAGGAGTTTCCTGAGTCCATCGACTGGACAATCTCAGAAAACTCTGACATGACGGAAGGGTCTCAGCAGTTAGCCTGCACCGGCAACAACTGCGAGTTGTAAACTTACGGGGCTTCGGCCCCTTTTTTACCTAAGGTACTAATATGGAAATCAAACGTGACATTGAAATACGCATCAAGGTGCTTGAGAACAAGCTCACCAAAAGTATCCCTGCTGCTCGCAACAATGAGATACGTGGTGAGATTATGGGTCTAAAGTGGGTGCTAGAGCGTATCTAGCGCTCTTCTTCTTCTACTGCTAAATTACCCAACAACAGACCACCGCCAGCAGATCTCATCTGTTCTGCTCTTAGTGCTTCCTTGCTTGGCTCTAAAGCAGCTAGTTCCTGAAGCATGCCTCTAGCTGTCTTTTCGGAGTCAGACCCCACACCTACATTAGGGTTTTTAGCCTGTGAAATACTAGCGACTCCTCTAGCTTTAGACTTTATCGCATCTAAATTCCTAACATTCTGGGTCATTGGGGGCGTAACTGCTACTAACCTGTGCGGTATAACCTTCTTCATCATGTCCAAAGCAGGCACTACTCCCCCGGTTTTTTGCTGTATTTTAGAAGCTATGTTTTCGTAGAGGTTGTGCTCATCAGACATTACACCTGTCATAGTGCCGTTTGGCTTTACTTTAACTAAGTAGTTTATGCCCCCTTCAGTAATCGCAGAACCCGCACGAGAGCCTGTTATCCATAGTCCGTTTTCCTTGCTCGTGGCTTCAGAAATCCTAAACACAGCCCGTTGTGCTGACAAAGCTTTTTGTTTGTCTTCTGCAGTCGCGCCTTTAGACTTTGCTTTTTCTGATAACTTACCTGCTCTCTCTATGCTTTTCTCAGAAAGTCTACGCATTTCCTTTTCTAGTTCTTCAAAAGGTACTTCTGTCCTGTCTCTAAACAGCTTCTTAAGGGGCGCAACGTAAGGTGCGTTGTACATTACGTCATTATAGTGCTTACCAGTGACTGAGGCTCCGCCTGCTCCCGGTGCTTTAATAACAAGCTTAGTGTCTTTGCCCTGTGCAAAGGATACTTGAGCACCTGTTGTGTCAGGTTCTTTCCACACCCTTCCGAAGTGCTCTTCGATAATTTCTAAGTCTTTATCAGGTACGTTGACTCTTCGTCCTGTGTCTCTTTTTGTTGCCGTAATGTCCTTGTCTTTAATTTGACGCTTATAGTCTCCGACTTTATAAGAAGAAGCAGGCACAAAATCGGAAAAGTCTTCCATACGTAAAAGAACGTCTGCTACTTGACCTTCTCTTCCCCCTTGTGCTCTAATTCTAGAAAGATATTGTCCTGTATTAGCCATGCCTACGTGCATGGGGTTAGGACCTCTTTCGTCAGGCTTTCGGGGTTTTTCGGCTTCCCTGAGTTGCTTACGTGCTAATTCCTTAGACCTTTGTGTAGCTCCTGTTTCTCTGTAAAGCGCCCTAGATGCTGGGTTCATAAGATCTCTAAGAGTAACAGCTGTGTTTTTAGGTAAATAAGCTCCTGTAGCTAAACCCGGAGTTGCGCCGTAGAATCCGGGAATTACGTTGTCTGCGCTAGACAAAGCCATGCCTCTACCAGATAAAGGCCCAGTTAAAGCATCAATAGCTTGTGAACCTTTCTTAAGTAAACCAGCACCAACAAGGTTTGCAGGAGTTCTTAATTCATTTAAACCAAAGTTAGGAATTGCCATCAGGTCAACTTGTGTTTTACGGGGAGCGGTCATAGGTATTCCTTCCGACCCAGCATAAACAGGCACAGGAAGAGACCCTAAAATATCTCTACCACCTAGGGGGCTAAACAAAGACCCCACGGCTTGTCCTAGTTGTTGTGTGCGTTGTTGTTCTGCCTCACGTTGTTCTGAGCTTTGGCCTTCTCTTAGCGCCCTGTTTAACTCAAGAATATCACTGCTCATTCTCAGGCTCCTCGTTTATCTGAGCAAGCATTTGAGCCAACATAACCTTATCAGCTCTGAGTGTAGCCATAGTATCTGCTGCTACGTTCCCGCTGCTAATCATTTTGTCTGTAGCTCTCATAAGCTCTCTGACAACCTCCCGTCTTCGCCTCTTTCGGCTCATACGTGCAAGGCCCATGCCCAATCCAGCGCCGCCTGCGATTTGACCGAATAAAGGGTAACCAGCCAAGACTGACCCTGCTGCTCCTGCTGTGGCAGCGATAGCGAGAGGAGTAGTAGGAAAACGTAAGCCAGATACGTCCTCAATGCCTTTCATCGTTCGTCCAATTACTGTTTGATTTATGGCTCTACCTGCCTTTACATCAAGCAAGTTTTTAGCTCTAAACAACATGGACATGCCGTTAATCAAACGATAGGCTTCGTCATCAGGCATTAAGTCAAGGAACGCTTGGTTCAGTTCATCCCTTACGTACTTACCTGCTACTTCTTTCGCACTAGCTAAGTCAGGATTCTCAAGTCCTGCCGTAGGCTTCTTACGGAATATTTGTTTGTCTAGCTGCCTACGAGTTTCTAAGATGTCTTTAGCCGTAATCGTGCCGCCCTTGGTTGCTTGTTCTTGAAGCCTTTTGATGGCTGTGTCAATAAACAAGTCCACTTTTGCTTGGGCATCAGGCATCAACTCAACATAATCAGGAAGATCATGAAAACCAGCTTTTAGTTCTTCCAGCGAATCAGCTAAAGTTTGCACCTGAGTTTTAGGGTTCTTAGACCTATTAATGTAGCTCTGAAGATCGGCCTCGTGTCTAGCCAGTTGACTGTCTACAACATTAGCGTTTACAGCGGGGTTACGGTCGCCCTTATATTCCGAAATTGTATCAAGATAATCAATCACGTTTTCTTCAGAAGGCGAGTGGATGTACACGTTACGGTTCATAGCTCCCGAAGGCTCTACGGTCCCCGGTGCTTTGACGTAGTCTTCAGGCAACAAACTGTCTGCTATTGCTTTACGTTCTTCTTCCAAACGTGCTTCCGTAGCTCTCCTCGTGATAGGAACACGGACCGCCTCAGGGACTCCGGGTATCTTTGGAAGGGCCA